TAGCTCTCTACGACGTGCTTGGTAATTTTATTTTTTAGCTCGGCGTGTTGTTTGAGAAAGCGATGCGGGACCAGTTCATAAAAACAAAAGTTACCGGGAGTTAGCCCGACGTGATAAAAAGACCGGAGCATTCCCTTCAAGCGAGAAGTGATTTCCTCCCAATCTTTTTTTAGTTCCTCTGGACAGACTTGGTCTGCTGTCTTGCCTGCGGTGTACAGTTCAGCGAACTTGACATTATCAGGCAAGTATGTATGATAGTTCCAAGTAGCGGTTGGCTTGGATGGAACTTCGTCAAAATGAAGCGTGCCGTCATAATAAGATGCGACACAGGACTCTTTGTCGTCCAGTGTTTGAAAAATCATATACTTAGTATACAGGGGTTTTATGAGCTTGTCAAGGAAATAAAATCTGCGTGACTTTTACAAGGACGCCAACTGCCATTCGTCATTTGGTGTGCGCCATTACACCCGACGTGGTTTGCCCACAAAAGCGCGTCACCATGCGTCATAAAAGGGGTGATTTTTTTGTATTTTAATCGTTTGACGGCTTCGTGTAGTTTTTTATACGCCTTCTGAACTCCTTGTTTGGTTTGCAAAAGTTTATAGGCGGCTTGGCGTGTCGTAAAGGGGATTGTTATTTCTTCCTCTGCTTCTCTTACGCTCAATAAAAAATTTAAAATGGTCAACTCAATGTCATCGTCGCCTTTATATTTTTTTCTGTCGGGCTTAAGCTGAATCGGTTTATGGGTGTCTGGGCACTCTGCTATTCTTTTTTGAAAGGCTTTTTCCACAAAGATATTATAACTTGTGGTTAATAACTTTTTTGCATTATTGATCTCGGTGGTATAAGCTCGGATATATCCTCCAGCAAAAAGTGACTCGGCAGTGGTGCCATTAAAAAACGCAGAGTTGTAGAGATCCACGACGCTGCCGTAAAGGTTGTCAATGGGAGTTTCTTTATATTTTGCTGAGAGGATTTCCTGCGCTGCGTGCCAGCGCTTTACCCAAGACAAGGGATTACCGTCTTTACCAATGCGGAACAACTCATCAACAATTTGAGAACCTTCCTCCAGCGTCAGTGGTATTGTTGATGGGGTAGTTGTAATCTCTATTAACTGCTCTATAAACCCTTCCTTGAATTGAGCTTGACGTACAAATGTGCGATCTTCTGATGGAGTAGTGACCTGTGGAGATCTAAGATTGATGGCAAACCTCCACGGGGAATGACGATCAAGAACCAAGCCATGTCTCAACAAGGTGTCCGACATTAGTTTAATAGAGGGATCAAGATAATAGATTTCATAAGTCTCTTCATCACTGCCGTGGGCACGTTGTTGTAGATCGTAAACGAGCAACGTATTATACGATTTCCAAGCCGAAGTTTTGATCAGCTTCTCCCTCGTAAAATCTATTACATTATTTCTCAAAAATCTCGCAAACGTTGTCGCATAAGCATCAAAGTTCAACACCGAAAATTCAACGCCCGTCTCAAATAAATATTTATGAAAAGTATCAAAGATGTTGGAATAAATTTGTGTAAATGCTTCATCCACGCTTTGAAACTTGTTGTTTGTAACCTGAATTCGTTTATAAATTGCCGAGTTGGGAAGATAAGTTGGTAGGAAAGACAACGTAATCCACTCAGTGATGAACTGCCCAATTAAAATTTTGGCGAAATTGAACCCAAAAAGTTTAGTTACTGGATCAAATGACACCTCGTCAATATCAGGGTACACAGCATCCCCATATAAATTTACCCTCCCATACAAGGCGCGTTGACTTCGTAAATCAATAGTGTTGTCCAATAGTCCGGTGGGAATAAGATCATCAAAATCGCGTCGATCATAAAAATTAGTAATAGAGGACGCCCGATTGTCACCTTCAGGGATGGAGATTATCATTCCAAATTTATCCATTGCTTTTTTCATAAATTATTCCAACACTTATTGCCCTCAGTTTTCTCCTTATGCCTCTCGTAAGACTTATTGTCTATTTTGGGATTGAATCCCGTGCCCGACCCGTAGTCGCGCCGATGGCGGCGGGCATCGGTGTCGGGTCCATTGGCACCCGACCAACTCGGTAAGTTCCTGCAAAATTCGTGCCGCCGATGCTAGTGGCAAAAAACTTATTTCCCGTAATCTTGAGTTTTGCCTTATTGCTTATAAGGGGTGCGTTATAAATTGCACTAATAGAAGTATAATATCCATCTATACTCCAACGAAGAGATACCCTTGTGATCAAATAATAACCGCCAAGCCCCAAGTGATTGTTTTCAACACCCCAACTTACTCCTAGTCCCCTCGGATCAACCATAATAATCATCCCATTATTAAAATGGGGATTACCAAACACTTCCAAGTCTACGTTATATAAAGATTTTGGGATGCCCGTGTCGGCAAGTGACGTTGAACTCATCTGGGCTTCCTCATACCCCTTAATGTTAACACGCTTAAAACTAAACGACTTAACGACAGCTTGCGATGCACCGAGCTTGAAGTGAGGCACACCGGCAATTGGACTGTCACCATATGTAGTTTTGGCGGTTAAAAGAATAGCCTCGCGCTTACCCCCCTTTCTCAAGTGCATTTGAAATCTGGGGCGATAAAGTTTGGCAGTGGGAATTGGGATATCACTAAAACTAGCAAATGCCGATTTCACCAAACCACGAAGCATTCGATGAAGAAACTCACTTAAAGAAACCTGTGTTCTTCTTTTACCAGATAAAAACTTGACAAACCAACCCTGAAACAAAGTCAAGCTAATTGGAATCGATCCCATATTAGTTTCATAAATCTGCGTGCCGCCGCCGGAAACGACGCCAGAATAATTACAGTTCCCCACATAAAAGTCCATATTGGCTTGGTGCTTGCCGATTTGCCCTTCCAGCTTTGATTTCGATAGAGCGTTGGTGGCAAAAAACTTTATAAGCTCGCCAAGAGGAAAAAATTTTACTATGCGCTCGGAATTCGGCTCCACCTCCGGTGGGCTTGACTCGACTTTATTCGGCGCGGTATAACAGTCAGTATATTTAACACTCGATTCAGGAGTTACCAGTTGGTCCATGTTCCGCACTTTGGTGTAATACACATTCCCGTTTTTTTGCATATTGACAACAATTTCTCGGTAAGCTTCTTGAATAGCCTGATCTTGTGCCGTCTTAAAATCTTCTTCAAACTGTTTTTTAGCCGCTTCCGTCGTCGCCTTATCTATCTTGGCTAACTTTTTTTTAAGTTTCTTATAAATGGTGCCGCCGGGACTAAAAAGGATGTTGGAACGTGGCGAATTTGTAATAGTGTCTAACACACCTTGATAAGCAAGAGTAATGTTCATCGAGCCATCTTGTTCAAATTTAATATCGTGACTCAATAATATACCATCAAGACGAACTTTTGAACCTTCGGTAAACTCAATAACACGACTTTTGTTTACTACCTTTTCTGTATCGAGTTGATTAATCATTTGACCAGAAGGCGTTGACCAACCCAAAGTAACGCTCATAACGTGATCCTTGGGGACGGTCACGTCTTTCGATCGATTCTGCCACGTAGGTCTCCTCAAAAAGTCAATAAGACGAACGCCGCCTTTGTACATAGTAAAAGCCTTATAAGAAGAGGCAAATAATTCAATTGATACTTTTAAATTTTGTTCACCTTCGTACTTTCCCAAGCGTTGAATCGAAACGGCTTTGATACTTACATATTCCAGCCTTCCTTTGTCTTTAACGGTTTTATCAATATCTTTAAAAAGTTGAGTTATACTATAATGGTTGCGCTTGCCGCCGGCACTTATTTTATATAACGCAATATAAGGCTGAAGAATAGAAAGCTCTGCCGGGGTGAGGTTTAAATAATTTTGTATTTTTGATTTCGTACGCCAACTGTTGACGCTCACATCGGCAAAATGTGTCCAGTTGTCGCCTTTCACAGCCGCCTGAAAACGTGGCATCCACGCAGAAAGCCAAGCTTGATCGCTCCAAGTTAAAGGTTCTGGGGTAGGTGCCTGCTCCACCGGAGCAGGTTCGGCTTTTGCATCGCTTTTGCCTGTGGCGTTTTTATCAGTTGTTGCGTTCACCTCGTCGGGAAGCCCAACGGCATCGCCAGCGGGCGGGGCAGCAGCGGCGGGCGGTTTCTTGGCGGGTTTCGGTGGCGGTTTAGGAACAGCGTCTCCCAAAGGACCGACGACCACCCGCGCTAAACCAGAAATGCCCTGTAGCAGCACTTGCCAAAGAGAATACCACATGATGTTACCCTACCCGCACCAGCGCCAACGCTTCCCCCACATCAGTTGGGATAAAAAGTATATCACCGTGTTTAAGTTCATGTTCAGTGGGCTTTTTATTTATTGCTGCTATCAACCACCACAGTGTGGGATCAGAATAATATTGATTAGCCAACTCTTGCAAAGAATCTCCATCTCCCCACGCATGATACACATATGCTAAAACAGCGTCTATTTGATTTTGAGTGGGACCAAACAAAGGTTCAGTGACGTATTGAGCAATAAATTTTTTCTTAGAGCTAAAACGCTTAAGAACATGGAAATTCCTATTAGCAAAAACTGGTCGATTTTCGGTTCTAAGTCCCATTGTTTACTCCGTCGTTATCCCCAGAGCGGCTTCAGCGGTGTACACGACCTTCTCGGCGTATGCTTCTGCTGCTTTCATTGCCTTCTCGTCTGCGGCGGTGGGCGCACTCGTTTTTGCCGGTGGACGCATCTTGTAGTAAAGCGTTGGATTGTGTTGTTTCAGGCTTTGCATCATCTCTTCGTGTATCTCTGCGTCGAGGTTGGCTTTTTCTTCTGGAGACAGCGCCGCGTACATCTGTTCGCCCGTGAGGGACTGAGTGGCGGTGTCGCCTGTTTTGTGTGTATTTTTATTAGGCTTGTTCTTCGCTTCTCTAGCGGCTTTTTTCTTATCTCTTCCGATCTTCTTGGATGTTTTTTTCACGGGAGCGGGCGGCGGCATAGGAGCGAGATCTTGTGGTGGATCTCGACGAGTACCGTCAGCTTGGTTGACCACTTGCCAAGTCCAAGGCGGCAGCTTGACAGGAAACTGTCCTTGTCCATCAATCGAAAAAGCAGTAGTTTTTCCAGATTGCCGATAGCCGGGGCGCTTTCGATGAATAACATTTAAAGAAAATGTTGCACTCCAGTGTTTTGGAAAAAGCAAATGAGGACCGCCGTCAAAAATGCCATCGGCGAATTCGGGTCGTAGTTCGAAACCGTCGAGCCACCCGAATAAAAAGCTATTAGCTTCTTGAATTAGATTGGACAATTTGATTCCAAATAAAGGCGACGATTTGGGGGTCCAATTAATTCCAAAAACAGGATAGAGGTTTTCTATCAACAAATTTAAATCCCTTTGATAAACCGCAGCCTCATACATTGAATTAGGAATAATTTGGAATGACACTGTTAGCTTGCGGGAGGTTCCCTGAAAAATACCCGTTTGATCTTGAAAGCCATAAGCCTGTTCAGACTTCCAGTTCGATGTATAATTATCACTAAAAGCTGTAACGAAAGCTGGGAACCTGAGTATCGATCGGTTCGGCGGTCCATTGGGAAGCTTTACTTCTAATTTAAGCAGCTTTTTATCAAAACGTTGTAGACTCATTGTACTTTAAATAGTTATCATCCGTTATTTTACACAGGGCGACGTTCTAAAGCCTCGATTTGACAATAGTCTTAACAGCGTGTTGAAACACCTCTCCATTAAGCTCTACCACCAATTTACAATCACAGGGACCGCCCTTGACGCCGATGCCACCGCCGCCACCGCCAAGCGCACCGCTGACGGCTTTAAGTGCAGATTCATCTAAAATCGCTAAGGATGCCGCCAATAAACCGACATTAGTTGTAAATCTTGCAAATCCAGCCAACTTGAAAAATGAAACTTCTTGTGCATCGAGCATCAACTGGCTCATGGACTTTTGGAAAGGTACGGCAGCTTTGCCCACTTTAACAAAAGCCTCTCCTAACGCCTTGACGACCATTTCAATTCCGAGAAAAATCATTCCTATGGGATTAATTGCCATTAAAATGCGCGTCATCATCGTACCAAACGCCATAAGTCTATCTGCGGCTGTGCCGGATATAGCGTTGACCAATGAAGCCATTCCTTCTGCTGCCATCCAAATTGCTGCACCGACACCCAATATAACAACTGTTAACATACCCAAGACCTTGGCTGAAAGAGCGGCGGCTGGAGCCGAAGCGGCAACAGTTGCGTTCATTGTTGCGAGTCCCTTTCCAGCGGCGACAGCACCGACTCCGATGCCAGCACCGGCACTTGGACCAGACGTCGCAATCTTTAAAAAGGTTCCAACAAGACCCATGCCCAACTGAATCAAGGCTTGAGTCTTGCTACTCAGGTTACTATAACTCTCCACAGCAGTATCAAAGGCGTCTTTAACAGGTCCAGCCATCTCGCGACCAAGGGCACGCTGTTGATTAGCCATTCTTTCTTGCCACGTTTGAGCTTTTTCAGCGGATGCGGCAAGCTCGTCCATTTGTCCAGCGTGTTTTTTACCCACATCTGCTGCTTTTAATTGAACATCATTTGTCAACCCCATTATTTCACTTAATGAAAGATTGCCGGGAATCACCTCTTCTAGCAGTCGTGCCTCTTTGGCAGATATCTGTGCCAGACCGCCCTTTGCCTTAATCGCATCCCTAATCATATCAATTCTTTCTTCATCTGATGCGTTCACCAATTCAAGAGAATCGAGTTGTGTGCCCAAAACAACATTTAAACGCGCAGCGGCTTCGGCAGCGCCTTCGAAGGTATCAAATCCTTTAGCGAGGTCGAGCAACTTGCCAATTTCCACACCAGATGCGTGTGCCACCTCTTTAAGCCTCTTGAACACCTTCAGTGACCGAGGACCAAACTGATTTAAACGCCCACTAAATTTAGCAAATTCTTTAGCGGATTTTCCCACCGGCTCTTTGAGAGATTTAGAAATAGCCACAAGGTCGCCCATAAATTCTTTAGCTTGACCGGTTGACTCACCCTGTTGGATCATGCGTTCGCTCATAAGCTGGGCTGTATCCGCTTGATCTAAACCCACTTTGTTAGCTTGGGAAAGCTGCTTTACAAAATCTGGTCCCATCTTTTGTCCGAGACGAGAGCTTTGTCCTTCAAGTGCCGCATAGGTTTGTAAAAGTTGTTCAGCGCTACCTCCCACTTTAACAAACGCGGCATCAGCCTCCTCGTTGAATCGGGTCGCCTGTTTCATGGAAAATCCCATTTTTAAAGAGGCGACTTCGGCTCGATTCATCTCATTTGCCATCGATAAAGCGTTTTGACCCACAGTGCCCAACACAGTACCCAAACTAAATGTGTCGGTATAAGCTTTAGCACCAGCTTTTGCCATCTTGCCGACAGATTTTTTTGCTCCCTCTAAAGACACTTCCATCTTGAGGGCGCTTTTGGCAATATTGATGAGTTGCCCTTCTACTCCGGTAAGAATTCGGTTAAGTTGACCGACCTCTTTACCAGCAAAGCCTACCATTTGGGCAAAGTTTTTGGCGTAGCCACTTATTTCGTTAAGAAGAGCGTCTTGCTCTGCTAAAAGTTTATTTTGTTCGTCTTGTGCGGCGTTTCTTGCATCTAGAGCGGTATTGCCCGCCTTGATGGCTACGTTACTCTCTTTTAGAGCATCTAGAGTGCCTTGCGTCTTATGACCCGCTGAGATCTGTAGTCTTAAGACTTCTTGAAGAAGCCTCTTTTCTTCTTCTAAAAACGATTGTTTAAGTTTTGCTGTTTCATCCGCGAGCTTTGCTCGATCAAGTTCTTTCCCCTCAATTTCAGCGGACAGTTTAAGTTCTTCTTCTAAAAGTTGAAGTTCGACTTTCCGTGCTTTACGAGAAGACGCAATAGCTGCCTGTTTGGCTTTAACTTGCTGGGCGGGTGTTTTTTCTGCCATTTATTTATTTGATGGGGTATTTAATCCCTGTTGCTCTTTCGAAGTTCTTTATTGAACGATTGAGAGTAGCCTGATTCTGATAGGTTCTCGGATCTGTCAAGCCATAACGAGCGGCAGATTTCATATATGCTTTTTCGCCCATAAGAGTGCCCGCAAAAGCCTGAATCTGAGAAGGTAGCCCGCGAATGCTGATACTGGAGCCTCCTCCAGCCATTGGTGCGATGCCCATTTGATCAAGCATATATTTAAGATTTGCACCAAACATGCTCATCCAAGACTCGTCTATCCGTTTTTCATTTAAATTGATAACAATGTTTTCTTTCATAATATGGTTCTCCCGACTACACATAAATAGTTACAAAAAAAAGTTCCCCCTTATTAGCGTGAGGAACTTTTTCTATTAGCTCTTTTATATTGTTCGTTCTTTGTATTTATTTCTTGGACCAAGCGCTCAAACATATATTTCCGAAGCGGTAGCGGAAAATTGTATGCTTCGGTAAAGCTTATACCTGCGTAATAAACGAGGTAAAAAATCATATCATAAGAATTTTTTCCGTATTCATCGGTTAGACCAAAAAAAGTCTGCCGTCATCGGCAGCATCACCTCCTGTTCTTTATCACAAGACCCACAAACGTGGGTATAGGAAAGGTCTAAATCTGGTGACACCGCTTCATAAGATTTACGCAAATAACGCACGTCTTTGGCTGGCAGTTTTTCAATCAATTGATTAATTTGAATTTTGTTGTCCACCCCATTAACCGAAACAATCATTTGCTGTAACATAACCGCCAAACGATTTAGAGGCAACTTGTGTTTTTTCCTCTTAGCTAATGTGGACTCAACCACCTTTTCAGCTTTCCCGTCCAACAAGCGGAACTCTACACTTAGTTTAGAAGCCGGTAACGTTACCATAAAAGTGTGAGAATCTGTCTTCTCAACATTTTCAGGAATTGTTATTTCGCGAGTTTTAAACACACTAAGATCAAATTCTTCTTCGGCAGAACTGCCACACTGGGGACAACCTACCGCAGCATAGTAATCTGAGCCGAGACCAGAAACCCTAGTTGCAAACAGGAGTGCATTTTTATCTCCAACGAGCAAATCATCTAGATTAATTTTATGATCCATCACCACGCTTTTAAGAAGTTTATCAACCACGACTCCGCTTTTTATATAATTTTGATTTAACAAAATGTCCTCTTCTTTGGCGGTCATCATTTTGATTTCGATTTTATCAACACCGTGAAGCGGATGCCCTTCCAAATAATATTCGCCGCCAGAAGGAAGTTCTACGAACTCTGTTGGAACGGGAAAATCAAATATATTGTTAGTTTGCGGGAGGGGTAGTTTGGATGAACTGTGTGAACGATTGTTTTCTTCTAGGCTAGCACCTAGTCTGTCTTCATTTCTCATATTACCTCATATAATTTTATGCTGACGCACTATATTCTGCCCAATCATATTGCACAGTTAAAGTGACTTCCATTAGAGCCTCGTCCGAATAGCCGTGCGCTCCAAAATCAACATTGGTGATAAAGGGATTTATTAATTTCCATGTTCCCTTGCTGATTCCTTCAGAGTTCAACTGATTGATAAGAATATCACCAATGGCACCTACGGCTGATGACTTTGAAAGAGTAGCCTTCATCCCAGAATCTGCCGGAAATTCAAATCCAGCACTCGCAAGGACAGCTTGCAATTTTGTAGCAACGCTGTTGGGTCCAAGAACATCATAAATAGTAAACTCCACGGGTTCCCACGTTACTTTGCCGGGATAATAAAACTTATACTGTGTATAGTCTGCCTCGATTGTACTAACCGTTGTACTCGGAAGTTTCGCGCTCTTAATTAAGAACGGTTCGGCAATATTACCCATTGTTACAGAGTATTTATAACTCTTTTTAGGTTCTAGATCCTTTGATGCCCAAAATGCCATGATAGTTGTGTCTCCTTATTATTCAAATGTAGCTGCCGAGTTTGTAATTACAAAGTCCAGAGCAATAAACTCAATTGATTTCGCTGGCTTTAAGAAAACCTTAGCATACATAATATTTCTATCACGAAGCTCTGGGGTCGTTGTAGTTTCGTCTAAAATCAACTTATAATCTTCTAACCCAAAACCGGCTTTGATATCTCTAAGAATGGGATCGGCTTTTGCAATAAATTTATTCCAAGTATCCTGAACATTTTGCTCAAACAATAAATTATTAGCAACATGGGTAATGTGTCGTTTAGTGTATATAAGTAAACGACGAACATTAATTCTATCCAACGCAGATGGCGTAACCTGTAAGGTCTTTTGCCCCAAAATCACGACGCCTTCGTTGGGGAATGTTCCAATGGGGTTAACATTACGCTCATAAAGATCATCCCGATCTTTCGCCCGTAATCTATCTGCAACGCCCAATACTTGAACGCCACCGGCTCCCTTAGACAAGCCGCCTCGGGTGAATCCAGCAGGCGCAAACCAAGGCTCGCTACTGCGATCGGTGAATGAAAATGCGCCGAGCGCCGGGACAGAGGGAGGCATCCACACAGTCGAATCACTAAAGGTATCTCGGATACGGACCCAAGGGTAAAACGCACAACCAAAACTGGTATTCAGAGACCGTGCATTTAATTGGTTAATTGTAGTAGTTACTGAGCCTACTCTGTTTTCAAACGTATTCGTTGTCTCGGAGGGAGGCTGGAAGCCACCGGCAAGGTCGATAATTCCAATACAATCACCGCGATCTTCTGCAATGTCGAGAATCTTGTCAGTGATGCTCGTGTTTGTTATCGCAGGAGCCGTAAGAACATTGGTTTGAACCACCTCTCTGTCCTTCATAGAATCTAGCGCAACCATCAAAGAGTGAAACGCATAACCAGTTCTTTCCGTTTTATTGCTTAGATTTTTATTAGCAAAGGGATCTTTTTCGGTAATATTCAACCCATCAAAACCACCATATAGTGGTATTGTGAATCCCTTCGGCGCAACAGTTCCCGTAAGCACGGCATAGCTGCCGCTCTTGGCTGTTAAGGAAGTTCCACCTTGGCGGGAACCACTGGTGTATAAAAGATTACCAGCCGAAACTACCAAATCATCCATCGTAAACACATGTGACCAATCTGTATAATCGCCGATAGAAAAATCACTTATGCCCGCTGGCTTGGTTCTTAAGAAATCAGGAATAGAATCATCATAGGTGGTTGAACCCGACGATCGTGTAGTGGTTAATCCAAAGTTAGCCGCCTGTGGGCTGGACACAGCACCAACAGCCGTCGTTGTCCGCACCGGAACCTTGGGAAACTTTATTAACAATGTCGTGGCGTCACCAGAAGCCAAATCGCCTGCGTCTGAAACTCCACCAGTGAAGTAAACATTGCCGGTAGAAGTGTTGGTAAAACTGGCAGATGAGCCAGAGCCGATAATAAGATTGCCGGCAGTACCCGTGAGCGTAGCAAACAGGTCCACTTCGCCAATTGTATCCGAAGATGCGGTGATATAAGTTTTTAATGTATCAAAGCCACTGCCCACACTAGAAGTGTTAGCCACGGCTGCGCCGCTATTAATAACAGCGACCGATGCACTCACCAACTCAGCAATATTAGAGTTTAGATCGGCACCTGAACCACTGATATGCGCGGTATTAGCAGCGGGAGTACCTAAAGTTCCCGTTACTTGAATATAAAAAGTGCCCGCGTCGTCGCCTGCATAACCTGCTGGCAGCGTAATTGAAAAGAAGGTCTGTCTTGAGGTTGCACCGGTTCCAGCGTTCCACGCTCCTGCGTCATAGCCTGAAATCTTGAATGCCTTGGCAGTCGAACCCTCTAAACTAGAAGTAAAATCGTTATCTGTGCCGATGCTGGGTTTGGCACCTGCTGGCAAGGATGCTGTTCCAACCAAGAAAGCTGTTCCCGGTAGAGTCGATCCACTAGTATAAGTCACATCCACAAATTTTGTAGGACCATAATAACCAAATGGCAGTAAAGTTTTAGCGATTTGACCATCGTTTACAACCTGACCCATCTGCATACGAATATAACGTGAATTGTTATCATACTGACCGTATTCTTTGTAAACTCGTTCGTCATTATTCCATGACACTCGCTTGTCGCCAATTTGAGCAGCAATATAATTAGGAGAATTAGGATTAAGAGTAACAGAATTATAGCGCTCTACTTCTTGAATCTTAGCATCGTTATCGTTCATTCGACGAAGAACAACGTTAAACTGTCCAAAATCATCAGCATCTCTGGAGGGGCGAATATTTTCAATTGAGATCTTTATCGCGCCCTGATCATATTGTCCGGTTTGTAAACCAACAAACCGAAATAATTTTGTAGTTCGTGCTGCGCTAGTCGCATCAAAGCTGGCAGAATTCCCCAATTTATCTTGAGAAATAACCCAACCGGCAGTTGAATTAACAAACCCTTTCCTAAAATCCGCGCCGTCAGCAGTCGAGCCAGCGTCCAGTGGAATCATCATGCCATAAGCAATATTACTTGCGCCGCCAAGATCCTCTTGAATGCCCCGGTCATAAGTTTCGCCAACAAAATATTCCACCAAATCAGCGTTGGGGGTTACCGTAGAATTGGTTTTGGTAGGATTCGTATTAAAAATGGAACGAACATATTTTCTAGATGTTCTATCAAAGTTACAAGCGGTCTCAATCGTGCTGCCGCCGCCTTGAACAACCCTAACTGTAAGCTCGTTATTAACAGCACCAACAAGAACGCACGCCGCTTCTTGAGTTATGGATGTGCCAGCAACAGTACCGCTTAATTCAACATAAGTATCGGCATCACAATAAAAGATAGCAGCAAGCGTACCCGTGTGGTCAGCCGCCGATGAAGAGTTAAAAACGAACAAACCATAAGCACCGCCACCCGATGTGGTAAACTCGGCAGAGCGCCAGCCAGCTTCGCCTTCGCCGCTTGTGGCATTGGGATCTTGGAACCCAATCATCCGAACAAAATTGATAGTAGAGCTATTTCGCAGCCAAGCCTGTGCGGCAAAACCACCATAGGTGGCTGCGCCGAACGCAGGATTCCTAAAAGCATCCACATTTTCAGTGCCCGCGATAGGAGGTCCAAACACATTTACAAACTCTTCAAATGATTCTACTTGGACAGGACGCATTGCTGGTCCTCTTAAAGAACGACCTACAATCGTTGGTCCTTCTGGTGCTGGGGTGCTTGACAGTTGCGAATTATCAATCTCATTGATAAAAACACCGGGAGATACAAATTTGAACTTTTTTACTGACATCGTGTAATCACTCCTAGAATATCACTTATAAATAGTAGCAAGACCTTTGAAAAGAAAGCTAATCCTCAACAAATGATTAATCCTCAACAAATGATTTTGCGCCATCGGTCACGGCAGGTATCGCCCCAACAATTGTTCTCTCTTTATTAAACTTTATATTCACCGCGTTTTGAGCAGTTTTTAAAACAGCCTCATCTATGTTTGCAGGTTTGTTAAAAAGAGCGCCACGGGTTTCAATAATAAAAGAAGTTTCAAAGAAGCGCTCTTCCTGTTGCAGTGTTTCAGAAATTTTATCAAAAGAAAACTCAATGGGAAAAGTCATGTAATAAGAGTGCCCCTCATTTTCAATCTTGATATCCCTATAATTATTTCGAGTTAAAAACCCATTCAAAATTTGATTCATGTCCACTAAATAACTGGTCCGAATCGTAATATTATATTTAGCCAGTGCAGATATAACATTTTTAGCATACAAAGTTTCATAAACCACCTTTGAATTATCGAACTTCTGATTTTGTACTCCAAACCTTTTGTTCGAAACCGCATTCGCAAACTTCCGCGTGTTAAAAGGCATAATCCGGCGAGCAATAGCAAAAGCATTCGTACCGGGAGTAAAAGGAAATCCTTCTACGTCTTTTTCTATAGACTCACGATATACGGTTAAAAGAGGGTATTTAAGGGTTTCAGAATTGTCCCTCAACTCTTTTTGTTTCTTAAGCTGAAAGGCACGTTCGGCTGAAGACCATAACACGGAAACCTTTTCGGACTTTCCATTGCGTACAGTATACAGGTTCATTTTGTTATTTATAAAATCGAAGACTGCCGTGTCCATCGTTTCTATGGACGATTCTACAAAAGGTTGTTCTTTTATGTCAGCCATTGAACATATTCTCCCGTGC